CAACGGCAAGGAAATCTCTGTCCAGAACGTGGACGAGGCAATCCAGCTGATGCAGATGGGTGCGAACTACGCCAAGAAGATGGCGGCGCTCAAGCCCAACCTGATGCTGCTGAAGATGCTCGAGAACAACGGGCTGCTCAGCGAAGAAAAGCTCAGCTACTTGATCGACTTGGACAAGAAGGTTCCGGGTGCGGTCAACAAGCTGGTCAAGGAAAGCGGTCTAGATCCCATGGATCTGGACGCTAAGCAAGCCGATGGCTACACGCCAACCGCTCGCAAGGTCGACGCTCGTGAGGTCGAGTTGGATGAGGTGCTGGACGAGATCCAGAGCACCCCGTCCTTCCAACGAACGATCGATGTGGTGACCAAGCAGTGGGACGAAGAAAGCCGAAAGGTTGTTGCGCAGTCTCCTCAGTTGCTCAAGCTCATCAACAGCCACATCGAAGCTGGCTTTTATGACGTGATCGCCAAGGAGATCGAGCGCAAGAGCCTTTTCGGCCAACTCAATGGGCTGAGTTCTTTGCAGGCCTACAAGCAAGTCGGGGATGACATCAATGCACGTGGCGGCTTCGACCACCTGGGACGCCAGGGGAAAACCGAAGAAGCCAAGCCTGGTGATTTCATCCAGCCGAAACCTCAGACGGCCACGAAGGAACAGCTGATCAAAGACAAGAAGCGCGCAGCGGCTCCGGCCAAGCCAACTCCTGTCTCTTCCGCTCCGCAAGAAGAGTTCAACCCTCTGTCGATGTCGGATGAAGAGTTCCAGAAGATGACTTCGCGTCGCATCTGATCTTTCACCCTGAACTTTTCTCAAATCTCTCCAAGGAATCGAAATGACTCGTGAATTCAAAGCAGGTCCGGATTCGGACATCAACACTGGTGGCACCGTCAACGGTGTCGTGCAGCAGGGCCAACTCCAGCCGCACTACTTCATCAAGCAGGCGCTGATCGAGGCCCGCAAGGAGCAGTACTTCACCCAGGTCGCTGACGCCATCTCGATGCCCAAGAACATGGGCAAGAAGATCAAGCGCTACCACTACCTGCCGCTGCTCGACGACGCCAACCTGAACGACCAGGGCATCGACGCTGCCGGCGCCACCATCGCCATCACCGAGTACTACGTCAGCTTCCCGGACTTCATCACGGTGACCGATGCGACGGCTGCTGCTGCGGTGACCGCCATCAACCTGAACGTCAACGGTCCCTCCAACGGTCAGCAGAACGTCGCTACCGCTGGTGCCGGTGGCTCGGGTGGTGCTGGCCGCACGCTGATCTCGCTGAACACGACTATGGCCCCCAACCGTGTCGTGAAGTACCTGAACCTGACCAACGCCAACGCGGTGGCGGCTCTGGGCTTCGGTGCGACGGTGCAGCGTGGCTCGGGCAACCTGTACGGCTCGTCCAAGGACATCGGCCTGATCAACGGCAAGATGCCGGTGCTGTCGGAAAACGGTGGCCGGGTGAACCGTGTCGGCTTCAAGCGCCGTGAACTGGAAGGCTCGCTGGAGAAGTTCGGCTTCTTCGACGAGTACACCAAGGAATCGCTGGACTTCGACTCGGACGCCGACCTCGAACAGCACGTGACCCGTGAGATGGTCAACGGCGCTGCCGAGATGACGGAAGATGCCCTGCAGATCGACCTGCTGACCTCGGCAAGCACGATCCGCTGGCCTGGCAACGCCACGAGCCGTCAGACCATCGATCCCGCTGCTGCCGGTGCCAACCAGGGCCTGGTCGACTACGGTGACCTGATGCGCCTGTCCATCGACCTGGACAACGCTCGCACGCCGAAGCAGACCACGATGTTCACCGGCACCCGCATGGTGGACACCCGTGTCATCCCCGGTGCGCGTCCGCTGTACATCGGCTCGGAGCTGCTGCCGACCATCAAGGCGATGAAGGATCTGCACAACAACCCGGCGTTCATCTCCATCGAGAAGTACGCCGCTGGTGGTGCAACCATGATGGGTGAGGTGGGCGCGGTGGACAACTGGCGCATCATCGTCGTCCCCGAGATGACGAAGTGGGCCGGCGCTGGTGCCTACGGTTCGGATCCGCTGTACTACCGCACCAACGGTCGCTACGACGTGTTCCCGATGCTGGCGATCGGTGAAGGTGCCTTCACGACCATCTCGTTCCAGACGGACGGCAAGTCGACGAAGTTCACCATCCACAACAAGAAGCCTGGCCTGGAAACGGCTGACCGCACCGATCCCTACGGTGAGACCGGCTTCATGTCGATCAAGTGGTACTACGGCTTCATGATCCTCCGCTCGGAGCGTCTGGGCCTGATCATGACGGCAGCTCTGCTGTAAGCCAGCAGTGAAGTAAGAAAGGGGAGCTGGGCAACTGGCTCCCCTTTTTGAAAGATTTCTCCCAACTGAAAGACAAGACAGACACATGGACTCCCTTCACGACGATGCTCCCCAAGACGAACTGAGTGCCCTGAAGGCACGTGCCGATCTGCTGGGCATCAGCTACCACCCTTCCATCGGCCTGGAAAAGCTGCGTGAGAAGGTGAACGCCAAGATCCAAGGCCAGGCTGCACCCGAAGCTGCAGTGGCCGAACAGACTGCCGGTGTCGCTCCTACGGTGCGTCCTCCGACTGCCGACGAGCTGGCCAAGGCCCACTACGACGCAGCCATGAAGCTGATCCGTGTGCGCCTGCAGTGCATGAACCCGAACAAGAAGGAATGGGAAGGCGAGATCTTCTCGGTGAGCAACCGTGTGATCGGCACCGTGCGCAAGTACATCCCGTTCAACGCCGACGATGGCTGGCACATCCCCCAGATCATGCTCGACATGCTGGAAGCCCGTCAGTGCCAGAGCTTCTACACGGTCACGGGCGCACGTGGCGAGAAGGTGCGCAAGGGCAAGCTGATCAAGGAGTTCGCCATCGAAATCCTGCCCCAGCTGACTAAGGAAGAACTGGCTGACCTGGCTCGTCGCCAAGCCATGGCCCAGTCGGTGGACTGATCAAGTCCGCGGCTTACACAGAACCCAGAGAACCTGAATGACTGCACCCTTCAATCCGATCCAACTGGCTGACCTCACTGCTGCGAACATCGCTGGTGCAGGTGTGTTCGATGTCCTCATGCGGACGACGAAAGCGCACCTGGAGCAGGAGTTCGAGAAAGGTCGGATCAAGGGTGCAGAGTACGCTCAGGTGTACCTGGGTTCTGTGCAGGCTGTCATGGGCACGGCCTTGCAGTTCCTGATGAACCAGACGGCAACCAACCAGGATGCCGTGCTGAAAGAGAAGAACCTTGAGCTTCTTGAAGAGCAGCGTCTGACCGCTGTTGCTCAACGAGCTCAGGTGGAAAAGCAGACCGCAGTGCTGAACCAGCAACTGCTGAACCTGCAAGACGAGCTTCTGACCGCCACCGCTCAACGTGCCCGTCTCACTCAAGAGACAGCCAACTTGGCCAGTCAGAAGCTGCAGATCGAAGCTGAGACCGCTCGTGTTGGCGCTCAAACTGCTCAGGTTGAGCAGCAGACTGCCAACCTGGAAGCCGAAGCCCTGAACATCCCTAAGCAGGGTGTTCTGATGGATCGTCAGGCAGCTCAGGTGCTGCAGCAAACCACGAACCTGGTGGCTGAAGCCCTCAACATCCCCAAACAAGGGGCTGTGCTGGACGCTCAAGCTGCACAGGTGTCCCAGCAGACCACCAATCTGGTGGCCCAGAAGCTCCAGATCGAACAGCAGACTTCTAACCTGGTGCGTCAGAACGAGCAGATGGTGCTGGACAAAGCGCTGACTGTGGTGAAGACCACCAACGCTGAAACCGAAGGCACTGTCCTGGTGGCCCAGGAATGCAAGCTGCGGGCTGAATACGATGTCTTGATGCTGACCAAAGGCAAGACCACTGCCGAGACCGATCTGCTGGCTCAGAAGATCGTCACAGAGCGTGCTCAGGTCTCTGCTGTGGCGGTGGATGCCGACAGCGTGGTGGGGCGTCAGAAGGCTCTGTACGTGGCTCAAACCAACGGCTTCACCCGAGACGCTGAGCAGAAGGCTGCCAAGCTCATGGTGGACAGCTGGAACGTGCGGCGCACGACTGACGAAGGCACCCAGGCCAACGCCACCAACAAGCTCGATGACGCATCGGTGGGCCGGGCAGTCAACAAGCTGCTTGAAGGTGTCGGGGCCTGATCAATCTGCCCTGGTGAAACAAAACAAGGGGCCTTGTGCCCCTTCTTTTTTGGGAGAAGCAAATGGGCCTGTTCAGCAGCAAGTACAAGACCTATGTGGGCACGAGTGCCAGCCGGCTGATCCAAGATGATCTGATCCCCAGCTCGGTCATCTCAGGAACGCTTCGGGGGATCTTGCAAGACAAGGATCTGCCCAATGCCATCCTGACCGATCTGTTCCGGAGCGTGGGCTCTCGCGTGCGCTCGATGCACAACTTCGCAAAGAACCGCTACGTCTTCGGCACCCCTGGTGTGAAGCGCTTTGCAAGCTCAGCGCATCAACCTGCTGTTCAGGCGGTACTCGACACGCTTGAAGGCCAGCCGGTCAGCATTGAATACCTGCACATCGGGGCACCGAACATCTTGCACATCACCTGGCTCAAGCTGGTGCAGAACCATGGCTACAACACAGCCAACAACAGACTGAACACTCTCAGCACGACCTTGGGCAAGGACGTGTACCTGGATGACATCCTGGTGGTGATTCCGCAGAGCAGGGCAGGGAGCTACTTGCCTATCGCTACAGCGCAGTGGGGCCAGCCTCCGAACACTCGGCCAAGCCCCAATCGCAAGGCCCAGTTTTTGTACCCTGAGCTCAACGACATGGTCAACAAGCACAGTGCTGTGCGAGTCGATCCTGCGGCTACAGACGACTTCGCCAGGGTGCTGTACGCCTACGACGACACGCCTACTGGGCCTGTCATCAGCGGCAGCTTTGACATCACCAACAGTGAGTACGCAGACTCCAGCGACTTTGTGCAGGTGAGCTACTACGTGGGGGGTGTCAAGAAGTACTGGATCTACGAGGTTGGTTCTGCTGTGCATCCGACTCTGGACAATGTGCTCACGGGCACTTCGACAGCAGAGGATCTCAGCAAGGACTTCTTTCCGTTCATCCACTTTCGGACGAACAAGCAGCGGATCTCTGTGAACCAGAACTCCGTTCAGTACCTGGATTCAGTGAAGATCTGCAAGAAGCTGGGCGTGAGCTACGACGAGCTCGATGAGGCCATCCATGCCAACCCAGACATTGGGGATGTGGCCCAGGCCTACATTGGCTTGATGGTGCCGGCGAGCAGCGCAGACAAAGACTCTTGTCGCTACCTCTTTGACTTCTTTAGCGAGCTCTACGACAGCGGGTACAACAACGTCGACCCTTGGGTGGTAGGCCGGGCGATCAACACTGAGTGGCCACGAGAAGCGATCACCGTTGCTGACAGCCTGGTGAAGCACACCTTGTCTTCTACGGGTATCAGCAAGCGCGTCATCGCCGGGACGGTGACTGGCCTCAAGGTCGGGGAGACTTCCAGCCAGGTCATCGCCGCTGTAGAGGCTGAGCCAGTAGATGTCACGACTCAGGAGGCTTTGGAACCCAAGCCTCGAGTTCCTTCGTTTCACTGCTACCGCAGACAGATCACGGACTCGACCTACGAAGAGATTCAGGTGCAAGACCTGGAGATGCGCTATTTCATTGAAGGCGATCACAGCGACGTAGAGACTGAGACCAGTGTTTCTTTGCTGGTTCCGTTGGACTACTCCATCACCAGAAACTACTCACTGCAGTTTCAGGAGCGGCTCTACTCCAAAGCACTACATGTGATTGTGAACAGCGTTCAAGTTGTGAAGGTGAAGTGGTATCAGCAGAGCTTCTTCTCAACGATTTTGTTCATCATCGCCATCGTTATGGCGGTCTACGACTACGGAGCAACGCTGGCTGCAGTGACGACTCTGTATGCCTTTGTTCAGTTTGTCGTAGTCACCATCTTGATCTCCTACGCAACCAAGAAGTTCTTCGAGTTCTTGGTCAAGGAGCTTGGAGTCGAATCTGCTTTGTTCCTGGCAGTGGTGGCAGCCATTGTTGGCGGTGCCAACTGGGCTCAAGCAGGCACTACTGGTCTGCCAGCAACCGCAGCTCAGCTTCTCCAGGTGTCATTGAACCTGGTCAAAGCCTCGGGAACTGTGGTCATGGAAGACCTGGCGGGCCTGGCTACTGAGTTCAGCGCCCTACAAGACGAGATGACTGAGAAGAATGAGCTCTTGAAGAAAGCTCAAGACTTGCTGCAGGAAACTACCCGGTTCAATCCAATGATCATTTTCGGGGAATCCCCGGAAAACTTCTTCAATCGAACAGTCCATTCAGGCAATGTTGGTACTATCGGGTATAAGGCCATCGACTCGTATGTTGATATGGCCCTGACTCTGCCAACGATTTCAGATACTCTGCCGGAAGAACTTCCGGTTTACTAAGGAATCCCCATGCCGTACCAAACGTACAACCCCATGGATCCCCAAGGCTTGATGCAGATGAACTGGATGCTGCCCAAGCTGCCCACTGGTTCTGCAACGCTGGATGCCTACAAAGCCTACCCTGGGATGAACTCCTTGGCCCCTACGGTCATGGAGAGCAACATCGCTCCCACTTCGGTCATCCCTTCCTGGGCAGCTGGTTCGGGCACGCTGACTGCTCAGCCCAACGCCCCCACTGCCATGAGCCAGTTCTTGAGCGGGATGCTGGGTGGACGAGACGCTGACGGCTTCAACCAACAAGGCTGGGGTGGCTTGGCCCTGGGTGGTGTGAGTGCTCTGGGCAACCTCTACATGGGCATGAAGCAGTACGGCCTGGCCAAGGATCAACTGAACTTTCAGAAGTCGTCTTTCGAGCGCAACTGGGAAGCCAGCAAGAGCACGACCAACAGCGCTCTGGAAGACCGTCAGAAGGCTCGTGTGGCCTCCAACCCTGGTGCCTATGAGTCGGTGGGTTCCTACATGGGCAAGTACGGCATCAAGTAATCAGGAGACCGCATGGCTGTCATCACCTGGCGCAACATCGAAGCGCCCAACCTCGGGGATCCGAGCCGTACTTTCCAGACTGCACAGCAGTCTTTCAACGCTGGCATGGCGACGCTGGGTGATCTCCTGAAGGGGGCACAAGCTAACGACGAAGCCAACTGGCAGACGGGGAAGACCAACAACACCGATGCGTTCCTGACTGCAGCGATGCAGAAGTACGCCACGCCTGAAGGCTTCAAGGCTGCTGTGGCTTCGGGTGAGCTCGAAGCTCTGCGCTCGCAGTACGGTGCTCAGATCGACCTGGGAGCTACTCGCCAGTTCCTGGACAGCCGTTTGGCTACCCTGCAGCAACGTGGTCTGGCTGAGAACCAGTACAACGATGCGCAGGAAACTGTGCAGCTGCGGCCTCTGCAGTCGCAAGCCATGCTGGAAGCACTGAACGGCAACGTGGGTGGTGTGGGCCAGATCCTGGAAGCCAACCCGGCTCTTCGGAATCGCTTTGGCGCTGACATCACTCGTGCTCTGCTGACCCGTCAAGGCGAGCAGTTCCGGATGGTCAACGAAGCAGAAGACCAACGGTTCCAGCGTGAAGGCGCAGCACGTGCTGAAGCTCGGGCACCTTTGGAACTGGATCAGCTTCGTGCGAGCACTCGTGCTTCCAACGCTGCGGCAGCAAGCTCTGAAGCGTCGAGCAGGCTCAGTGCTGCCCAGCTCAAGGCGCAAACTGCTTCGGATGCTTTGACAGCCAAGCTCGAACGAGAAAAGGCCGACAAGATCCTGAAGACTGGTCCCCTGGCTCTGGGCTGGTTTGACAACAACACCGGAGCCAAGACGCTTCGGGAGAACCTCACTGGCGTCGGAAAACTCAGCGAAGACGAAGTTCAAGCTGTGGTTGCGGCGGCTGGTGCCATTCAGCAGCAAGGGGGTATCCCAATCAAGGTGGATGGGAAGACTTACCGGGCTCCTATCTCGATCAGTGAAGTGGTGGCTGCGGCTACAACCAAAGGCAGCGACACCTTTGGCAGCACCTGGCGCACTGACGGTGGCACTGCTTCTGACATCATCAAGTTGCTGCAGAAGCGTTACGAGAACAAGGACTTTGCTCTTTCCATGCTGGAGAGCATGGGCGCTGCTGGTATTGCTCCTGGCGAAGACGGTACTCCTGCCAAGGCCCGTGACGCTGGTACGCCTGCTGGCCGTGGTGCTGCTCCTTTGGCTGCAGCTCCCATGCCTGCTCGTGAAGTTGCTGCGCTGATTCGTGGGCAGCAAGCCAAAGGTGAGTACCCTGGTGTCAAGCTGCCGGAAGCTCTGGCCAGCGGTGACTACAAGCGAGACAAAGCCTTTGTTGATGAGCTTACTCGTCGTGCCAAGACTATGGTGCCTGGTGTTGTGATCGGGTCTGACGGCAAAGTTGACCTTCAAAGATCAGACCCAGATACTCTGAAACTGATTCGTCAGCAAGTGGATGCTTCTCTGCGACAGCGCTGAAATAGATACTCTTTCAGCAAATACAGACAAACGGGCTTCGGCCCGTTTTTCATTTACTCTAGAATCTCAGGACATACTCTCCTGGGAATATCTATGTCCGGCTCCAATCCTTTTGTCTCTGTGCAAAACGCAAGCTCGGGTAAGTTTGCCCAGATACTCGAAGCACGGCGTCAAAAGGTAGAAAGCCTTCGCTCTTTGGTGCAGGCTCAGCCTGTCCAGATCGAGCCTGAAGACCTCTCTTGGTCTGGTCGTCTTGGCCTGGATCGAGACGGCATCGCTGGCCAGGCTGTGAACCTGGGTGCCAACATTGTTTCTGGCGGCTCCCGGCTGATTGGTGATCTGGCTTCGCTGCCTTCGGATGCCATCGCTTCGGCGGCAGAAACAGCTCTGGACGAGAACCACTACAACGCCTACAACCGGATGGTGCGTGGTGAAGCTACGCCCCGTGACATCGACCTGCTGAACGCTCCGGTCAACCCCAACGACCCTCGTGGTCGGACGGCCATGAGCTACTTCGATCAGTCGAAGCAACTCCGTGGCATCTCGTCTAAGGTGGACAGCTTCTTCAACATCGGCTCCATCGTGGACGAGACGAAGAAGCAAGCCCTGCAAGAAGACTTGCGGGAAGGCTTTGCCAGCCCTTGGGCACAAGTGACTCAAGGCTGGGACGAGATCACCAACAAGAAGTCGATCTCGGGCGCTGGTGATGTGCTGGCTGGCCTAGGCAAGCTGGCCTACAACGCTGTGGGCGCTGCTGGCAGCAACCCGATGGCAGTCGTCGAGTACGCAGCGGAGAACGCTCCCCAACTCCTGGTCGGTGCTGCTGGCAAGGTTGGCATGGGTGCTTTGACCGCCAGCAACGTGGGCTACGGTGCCGAGGCATACCGCAAAGGCCTGGAGAAGTTCCAGGCTGAAAACAACGGTGCCTTTCCTGATGCCGACACCCGTACCACGATGGCTTTGGCTGCTGCCGGTACGGTGGCTCTGGAGCAAGTCGGAGACGTGCTGTCTCTGAAGACTCTGGGCATTGGGGCCAAGGCAGCCAAAGAAGCTGGTGACGAGATTGCTCGCAAGGGGCTCAAGGCAGCCATCCTGAACACCGGCAAGGCCACGGCCAAGGGTGTGGCTACCGAAGCTCCCACGGAAGCTGGCCAGACTTACCTGGAAGGGGTCGCTGGGCTGAAACCGGCCACTGCTGAAGACATCTACGTGGGTGGTGCCATCGGTGGCATGACCGGTGGCGCTCTCACTGGCGGTGTGACGGCAGTGGGTGAGACGCTCTCGGGTGTGGCCTCGAAAGCTGCAGACGCCGTGGACAGCGCTGCAAAGCGGGAAATCAACAAGGCTGCTGCTGAAATGGCTGAGCAGACCGGTGATGTGTCGGTGTTCTTGAACAAGGAATCTCCGCTCTACTCTCCGAAGCAGGCGGTGGCTTCTCTCTACGCCACGAGTTTCAAGGAAGACGCAACGCCGGAACAGCGCAACGAGAACTTCGTCAAGGCCCTGGCTGCAAAGCAGACCATGGAAGCTGAGTCGGACGCCCTGTACTACCAGACGCCCAACGGGCGCAAGGAAGCACAAGCTGAGCTGGCTGCTCTGCCGGCTACGCCTGAGAACGAAGCCAAGCGTGCTGAGCTGGAGCAGATCCTGGCTACGCCTGTGGCTGAAGGCAAAGAGCTGGTCGAGCTCAACAAGAAGCGCGCAGCTCTGGACACTGAGCTCAACGATGTGCAGAAGACTCTGCAGACGTTTAGCCTGGACATGGTCAAGGCCGCTGAAGGCATCGCTCAAGACGCTGATGCCATTGCTGCTCTGCGCACCAAAGCTGCTGCGTCTGTGGATCAGAACGATCAGGCTGCTGTGCAAGAGTCTCAGGAAGCTGCACGGGTCATCATCAACCTGTCGATGTCTTCTCCTGGTTCTTTGAGCCCGGAAGCTGCTCTGCAACTGGCTGACGACACGAGCAACGGTCTGGCACCTGCACAGCGCGTGGCACTGCGGCAGTTGTCTGCTGCTCAGGTGGCGATGAACAAGCTGAAGACTGGGAGCAAGGTCCGCAGCGAAGTGCTGAACGGGGATCCGAAGACCCGTCAGCTGGGCATTGCCGACTACACCCGCCGTGCAGGGCTGGCTCTGGCTGGCGGCAACGTCGACATGGCACTGAAGCAAGTGGCTGGTCTGCAAAAGTTCTTGGCCAGCCATGCTGACAAAGCAGTCAAGGCCAGGGAAGCACTGGCTCAAGCCACTGAACTTCGCAACACCCAAGGCAACACCATGGGTGTGGCACTGGTCAAGCTGGAGCAAGGCGGGTGGGAAGTGCAGCCTATCGACCCGACCAGGGACTTGAAGGAAGTCGAGAAAGAGCTTCGTGACAGCGGAAGCCTGCGGATCCACCCTGGTTCGATTGGTGTGGTGCAGGACATTCGTACCGAAGCCCAGGCTATCAAGGCAAGCCGGGACAGCATCCGTGCTGCCGTGGAGCTCGCCAAAGCCCCTGCAACAGCCTCTGCACCTTCTCCGGCTACCAACGGGGCTCCTTCTGCTGTTACCCCTGCTCCTGCGCCTTCTGTGCCGGCTTCTGCCCCCGTCGCCACTACGGCTGCGCCTGTGGCTCCGGTGGCGTCGTCTGCTGCACCTGCTGAAGCTACTCTCGGAGCCGTGCAGCCAGCCGAGGTCGAGCAGGCGCAGCCGGCGCAGACCGAAGTGCTGGCGGAGACGGCGACGGAAGAAACCACAGACCTGGAAGAAGGCAGCGCTGACCTGGCAGTTGAAGGCAAGCTGCCGGCACTCCAAGCTGCAGAGCAAGACCGTGCTGCTCTTGAGTCCAGCAAAGTGGGCGCTGTGTTCCGTGGTGTGAACTTGGTGGCAGCGTTCTTTAACCAAGTCGCTGGCCGTAGCAAGGAAGTCTCTGGTAAGCCGCTGGCTTCGCTTCAAGACTTCTTCAGTGCATGGCGGCAAGACAACTTGCTTCAGTGGCAGTACCTGCCGAAGGCTTTCAAGGACAAGCTGCGTTCGTACAACGCTGAGAGTGTTGAGCGCATCCAAGCTCTGGCAGCACTGAAGAACTTTGGCCAGGTGCTGAGCGACAAAGTGCGTGACGGTAAGGTCGTTCGCTCTGGCTGGCTCTCGAACCTGCGGGAAAACATGCCCAATGCCGAGGCCTATGCTCAGATCAGCAAGGACTTCCAGCATCAGGACATGAGCCGTTACCTGGTGGATCCGGGCACTGGCAAGTTCAGCGAGAACGTGCTGACCGCTGTTGCCTACTCGGCCTACCGCTGGACGCTTGATCAGGCCAACACTCCGAAGGCCAAGCTGCCCCTGGAGATCCTGGAGATGCACGGGCGAGCTGAAGGTGATGTGCTGACGCTGGAAGGTCGCCAAGCTCTGAAGCACATGGCTGGCTTTGAAGAAGTCGTGATCAACACGCTGGGCCAAGCCGCTGTGGAAGCCCTGGGCTTGCGTGCCATGAAAGACGCACCGCAAGACTTGCTGCCTCGTCTGCAGGCTGCTCTGGGTGTGCATGCCCTGGCGCTGTTGGAGCGCAAGGGAGTGCTGGTGCGGCATGAGATGAACGCACGTCAGGTAGCTCAGGATTTCTTCAAAGACTCCGAGAAGCAAGCTGAGCGCTACGGGGCCGAGACCAAGTTCAAGTACGTCCAGTTCTCTCGTGAAGGCCTGGCTGGCAGTGCTTCAGCCTGGCTTGAAATCGAAGACATCAAGAACACCAACCGGTACTCTGGATCGGCTGTGGACAAGATGTTTGGTGTGGAGTCGCTGACCCGCACGGCTCTGGAGAAGCCAGCCAAGTTCAAGCAAGAGTTTGCCAAGGGCACCCGTCAGAAGATTCCTGCCAAGTTGGCCAAGGTTCTGAACCGTGCTCAGAAGGTGCCGCACCAGGTGATCCCTGAGATGCTGGATCTGATGCTGGGCCTTGGCAAGCAAGCCACGCTGGAAGCTGCTGGTTGGGTCGAGCCTGACGGGAGCAAGATTCACGTTGAACGTCTGGGCAGCATCGAAGCTCAGAACGACAACCTGTCGGTGCAGTACGAGCAGATGATGGAGATGCTGGGCTTGCCTGAGACTCTCCGTGAAGATTTGCCGGCTGGTGTCTTTGGGCAGATCGTCCAACGGGCCAAAGATCGGCAGATGTTTGTCGAGTACGAGGTCTGGCGCAACTTCCGTGTGGGCATCAAGACCCAGTCGCTCAACATGCAGTCGAGCAAGCTGCACCGGTTTGCCTTCACGCGCCCGAACTGGAAGACGAAGATCTCTTTCAGCAACGAAGCGCTGCTGACTGAGTTCAAGATCTCGGTGGCTCAGGCGCTGGGTGTGAAGACGGACAAGCAAACCAACGCAGAAACGATGAAGACTTCTGGCTACCAGAAGATCTTCAACGATCCGACTTCGGATGTGCGTCGTGCTGCAGAAGTCATCCGTCAAGGTGTGCTGCGCAAAGACATGAGCGTCTGGACGCCTGAGAACCAGAAGCTGGTGTCTCAGGTGGCTGGCGGTGCTGAGAAGATGATGTCGCTGCAGGGCCTGCTGGCCCTGGCGCAGTACTTGGAAGCTGCAGAGACTGGCGCTGACTTCGAGGTCAACCTGCTGGTGGGCGCTGACGGCAAGACCAACGGCCCTGTGCTGACGCACCTGGCTCTGGGCGCTGCAGAGACTGTGGAAGGCCTTTACCGGGTCATGAACCAAGGCGGCATGTTTGCCTTGGGCAACGAAGAAGAGCACTTCAGTCAGTACGCTGAGAAGGGCGGCCAAGACCTGTACCAGGATCTGGGCAACCAGGTGCTGAAAATGATCGAAGAGTCTGCTGGTTTCGACCCGCAGATCTGGGCTGCCTTCCAGAAGATCACCAAGCCCCTGCGTGAGGGCGCTGATGGGGTGTCGGGTGCTACTCGCAACCTGATGAAAACCCCGATGACTTCGTTTGCGTTTGGTTCACAGCTGTCGAAGTCTGTGGCCAACATGCAGAACGCTTTCATCGAAGGGATCTACACGACCATTGAAGATGTAGCTCAGGGTAAGCGCAAAGATGTTGCTGACCTGACGGAGCTGATCCAGGCCCTGAACACTCTGATCGTGGTGGGGGGTGGCAAGCCTCTGAACGAATCTGCCACTGCAGAGCAGTTGCTGGCAGACAATCTGTTCCCGCAGCGTCGAGCGCTGGAGAAGGCTTTTTACCAGATCATGGGCTATGCGGTCGAAGAGACCATGGAAGCTCACTTCGCCACGTTCATTGAGCGCCGGCGCACCCTGAACAAGGTGATCGAGACTGGCTACCGACTCTACGAAGCTGCCTACGCTGCAGCTCGTGAACAGATGATCCAGCGTCTGATGGAGTCTGGTGATCTGGCGTACCGTGAAGAGCGCAAGTCTCCTGGCCGAGACAAGAACGGCAAGGCTCTGCCTGCTGTGCCCACGGGCAAGCGCATTCCTCTGCACGACTTGAACCAGGCTCAAGAGCAAGAGCTCTGGGAGAGCCTAGGTCCGTTGCGTCCTGCGATGAACTCGGTCTACACGGCTGAAGGCAACGATCTCGCGGCTGGCATCTACATGGCCAAGGAAGACCGTGGCTTGAGCGGAGATCCTATCTTCCAGAGCACTGTGCAAGTGGGCACCCCTCTGGTGGGTAGAGACAGCAACAAGGTGGCTACTGGCGCTGTGCGCTCTACAGAAGCTGCACCAGGTGCTGCAGGCACTCCGTACTCGATCCACTCGCTGGACAGCGGCAACATGCACTTTGCCGATGAGATGGGTGCGGACTTCCAGGCTCTGAACATTCACGACGAGCAGGCTGTGAGTGTCGAGAACATTGCCCAAGCCTCGAAGAACATCAACCAGACCACGGTAGAGAACCTGCTGACCTACTCTCCGGCTGCTGAAGCTCGCCGGATGCTGGAGCGTCAGGTGATTGCCCTGGCTCGCATGGTGCGCTCGGGCAAGCTGCCTGTGTCTGCTGCGCGTGCTGCCTACGAGCAGATCGCCAAGCAGATCAACGGCAAGAAGAAGAAGGGTGCAATTCCTGTCGAAGACGCAGTGAGCCACATGCTGGCTGAAGCAGAGATGCTGGCTCTGGCTGCTGACCGTATTCGCTTGGGCACGATTGCTCAGATGAAGACTGTTGACCAGTACACCTGGGAAGGGGGTCAGTTTGTCGTGACGGAGAAGATCCGCAACGCTGCACAAGCCATGCTTGAGCAACTGGATTCCCAGCCGGAGTCAATGGCTCCCATGGCTGCTCGCTACCTCGAAGAGGTGCTCTACGGGCGTGAGGTGCCCAACGCTCCTGCTCCTGTGGAAGTGAAGCTCGAAGCTGAGACGGACGGCACGGACAACGAAGTCGAGATGAAGTCTGCCAAGGCTTTGGGTGCTGAAGGCGTGAAGCTGATGACTGCTCTGGAAGCGCCTGGTGTGGCTCCGGAAGTGAAGGAAGCTGCAAAAAAAGGCACGGTGGAAGCTGTGAAGACGGCTGTGAATGCCTTGCCGACACAGCAGAAGGCAGAGACGATCCAGGCTTTGGCACGCAATGCTGCGGCTCAAGATCCTGCGAAGAAGAACGCTTGGGGGGATTTGGGTGGCTCGAATCCGGCGCTGCAAAACGAAGAGCTGGTCAAGCTGCTGTCGTCTCGTGGCCGTGTGAGCGTGCGCGAGCTGCTCCCGGTGATCCGGGCTCAGCTGCAGGGTAGCGGGTCTCAAGAAGAAGGCCTGGTGGCCTTGCTCAACCGGGCAGTCAAAGCTGCTGGTGAGTCTGTGACGGTGAAGTATGTGACGCCTGACACCCCTGCTGGAGATGTCTTGGAGAAGGCTCATTTGAGCAACTCCAGGGGCTGGTACGTCGCCACCAACCGTGGTCAACGCGAGATCTACGTTCTCAGCCCTGCGTTCACGCATGCGGCTGTGGGGCCTGAAGTGCTGATGCACGAGATCATCCACGCAGCTTTGGCTGAAGCCATCGCGCGTCCTGATACTGTTGAAGCCAAGGCGCTGGTGACTGAGCTGGAAACTCTGCTGCAGGAAGTGAAGACTTTCCTGGCTGCGAATCCAGAGCTGGGCTTTGGCAACGCTGCACTGAACGTGCAAGAGCTGGTGGCCTGGGGCATGACGAACCGGGACTTCCAGACCAAGGTGCTGGCGAAGATCCAAGTCAAGGAGCACAAGAACAAGAACAACTCGTTGGTCAGTGGGATGAAGTCGTTCATCGAAACTGTGCGTCGGTTCTTTTTCAAAGACACAAGCGTTGCCAACAAAGACAAAGCCACCAACGCACTGACTGTGCTGATCAGTGATGTTGCTGGCTTGTTCAAGTACGTTGAGCAGAGCACTGCAAAGCCTGCAGTAGCTCAAAATCTGAGCCAGCAAGCTCCAGGTAACGCACACCCTGCGATGCGCTACACCAGCGAGCAGATCTTTGATGCTCTGCCTTCGACGGTGAGTGCTACGGGCAAGACACTGAACAGCGGGTTCCAGGAGTCTCTGAAGGGCCTGCTGACTGCAGTGTCGGACAAGGTGCATGGCCCCAAGGGAAGCTGGGCAGCCAACCTGCAAGGCACTGTGGCCATGACGCCGCACGATGTGTGGGTCAAGGCTCAGTTGACCGGGGAAGCGCCGTTTGCCTCGAAGGTGCTGCCGGCTCTTCCCGGCTTGGTGACGGAGCAAGAGGCTTTTGTGATCGAGCAAGTGGAAGCGACGATGCGTGCTTCCTTGGATGACATTGCTCAGACTGGCTTGCTGTACCGTGAGCTCAGCAAGCTGTACGTGGAAGCGCGGAACACCTTGAAGCCGAGCGACTTCACGGATCCTGACTTGCACGCTTTCCTGTTTGCTGTCGAGCAAGGTGCTGACAAGCGCTCGGACTACATCACCAGGTTTGTGGCGATGGGTCTGGGGCACCAAGAGGTGAACCAAGCACTGCAGCGGGCTACTGCTGTTCGCCAGGCCTCCACCGGTCCTCAGAGCTGGGCCGACCGACTGACTTACCTCTTCCACAAAGCCTTGGCTTTGGTGACGGGCAAGCTGACTGGTACGGTGGCAGGCGAGAACATGAACACCCGCTTGGGCAAGCTGGCGGGGCAACTTGCTTCCATGGAAGCAAAGAAGCGTGCCCGCCTGGCTCGTGCTACGGGGCCAAGCATGTTCTCTTCCGTGTCGGACACCATGAACAAAGGTGCCGACGCTCTGAAGACCGGTGCGCTGAAAGTGGTCGAGTCTGACCTGGTGAAAAACAGCCGGTTTGGTGTGGTGCAGTTGGCTGGCACCACGGCTGGGATCGTGCTGAAGGAACAAGCCAACCAGGTGATCGACGCCATGTTTGCCTTGCGTGACTCGGCACTCAAGGAGCGTCAAGGCATTGCAGCTGGTTTGATGAACTCGCTGCGTGGACCTTCGGAACTCTTCCAGTTCTTGCTGCGTCAGCTCAAGGATCTGGAGAAGCGTCGCCAGGACATCATTGGTGATGTGGGCAAAGCTGTGCTCAAGTCCTACATCAACGAAGGTGAGAACCTGACTGACGGTCAACGCTCTGCTGTGACTGGGGTGTTCCTGCGCAGTGGCATGCACGTGCTGCTGGAGTCGACCACGGTGAGCGGCACGCCTCTGGACATGGCCAAGCTGCAAGAGCTGGTGGAAAGCGAGACTGAACGTGAGGCTGCAGTCAAGGCTCGGATTGGTGCCCTGGCTTCACAGCCTGAGCTTGCTCCATACATCCACTACTACACCTACCAGGCCAAGGCGCTGGGCTACTTCAAGATGACGGGGCGTCAGGTCAGTGCCATGGGCATGATGAACGCTGGCAACATTGCTCGGCTCTACGGCACGCCCAAAGCCAAAGACATCGCCCCTGTCGATGCTGCCAAAGCTGAGCGGCTGATCGACGAGCTGGCTTCGTTGTACGCACTTGAGTACGCAGACGGCGTCCAGATGCTTTGGGCCAAGGATGTGCTGCGGGCTGAAATGTCCCGTGGTGCTGAAGCCAACGGTGTCGAGATGACGCTGCGGATGCACCGTCGCCTGGAGAACGAGTCGAAGGCTCGACTTTTCTCGGGCAGCGAAGCACTGCAGATGAAGGGCTACACCTCGGAGATCTACAGCCCGCACGTGGCCCTGGTGGTGGCTCGCTCGCCTGAAGAGATTGCCTACTTCAAGGAGAGCGGCTACGAAGAAGGCCCGAAGCTGCGCAAGGATCCAAACGATCCTGCTGAGACCGAAGCGCAGATCTTCTCGCTGAAAGACGGTGGGCACATGCCTTACGTCACGGCCAGCCTGTCGCTGACGGGCATGGCAGCCAAAGGCTCGGTGCGCTATGGCGGCATGAGCAACGCCTTTGACGAAGGCGTGGAGAACACGGAGCAAGCAGGGGCCATCACGGAAGCCCGGAAACAGGCCTCCATGGCGTTGTTCAACCCCCAGCCGAGGTTTGACCCCAGGATGAGCAAAAACCGCTTCATGAGCCCTGTGCTCAACGAGCGGGGCGAAGTGGTGTCCTGGCGCTACCTGATGGAAGAAAAGGTCAAGGACAAGCTGCTGCAGCGGAACTCCCGCTTTGACGATGTGCTGGGTGCCATGGCAGGCAGCATCTACGACAAAGAGAACTCGGTCACTCACAACCGGGAAGTGATCAAAGCGCTGAAGCAGGTGTACCGCGACGAGTACTCGAAGCGTCCGAAGTCTTTTGTTCAGATCTCGCATGACAGCGAAGACCCTGAGCTGCGAGAGATGTACCGGCTGCTGCCTGACAGCACCCAGGCCACCATTCGTTCTGTGTGGGGCGACTCGGGCATGTTTGTGCCGCAAGATCTTCTGGACGTGACCTTTGGCTACCGTAAGGTCAGCGTGACCAAGCCTTTCGACAAGCGAGCTGCTCAACGGCATGCTGCTCGTCTTGGTTTGGAGATGCGCGATCAAGACCGCATGAACAAACTGGAAGAGCTCTTTGTGTCGTTCACCGAAGGAGCGTTCTACACCTACGCCAAGTCTTTGCGCAAGATGGGCGACAAAGAAGCTCAGGTGTTTGCTCGCACTGCCGGTACTCGACTGCGCCAGGTTGAGCGAGGCTCTCAAGAGATTGTGCGAGAGATCAAGGACACCATCGTTGTTCGAGGTATCCAGACTCTGGTGGGCAACTTGAAGTCCAACGTGTCTCTGCTGCTGATCTACGGGATCATGCCGTGGGAGCAAGCTCACTACGCTCGTGTGGCGATCAAAGGAGCTACTGACTACCGTGTGGATCGTGCTGAGCTGGCTCAGCTGCGCTTGAAGCTGGAGAGCGGCTACACCCGTGGGGATGAAGACGAGATCCAAGCTCGCATTGCGATGTTGGAAGATTCTCTGCTTCGCAACCCTGTGCGTGAGCTGATCGACGCTGGCTTGATGCCCAGCATTGTGGAAGACGTTGCCGACGATGACGACATCTACTCGTACAAGGCTGCGCTTGAAACCAAGCTGGGCACACTCACCAGCAAGCTGAACCCGAAAGTGCGGGAAGCAGGCAAGTGGATCTACATGACCCACGACACGCCGGCTTACCAGGCGCTCAGCCGAATCACTCAGCTGTCAGACTTTGTGGGCCGTTACTCGATCTACATGCACTTGACGACTCGGGAGAAAAACCCGATAGACAAGGCGCAGGCAATCCAGCGTGCTTCAGAGACGTTTGTGAACTACGACATTCCGATGCACCGTGGCTTGCAGTACTTGGACGACATGGGTATCACCATGTTCACCAAGTACTTCCTCTACATCCAGCGAGTGCTTCTGAAGCTGGGTAAAGAGCGCCCTGCTCAAGTGCTGATGGCTGCTGCGCTGCATGAGTACTTTGGCCGGATGGACTTGGTGACGGAAAGCTCAATACTGTACCGGTTTGGGCTACCGGCGATTACCCCAGGCCCGCTGGGAATCGTGGGCGCTCCTGCAGAGCTGCCTTTGGTGAACGCAACGATGTCGTTGCTGAAGTAAAGACCTCAAAGGAAAACCCCCAGATCACTCTGGGGGTTTTGCCTTGCAGTCGAGTCAAGCCTTCTTGGCTTGCTTTTGATGCTGGCGTCGGGCTCGCCACCTGTGGTACTTGAACAGCAGGTGGTCTTTCAAGACTGAGTACACAGCCCAGATGGCCAGGATGCCGAGGATGGCAACCCCGATCACTGCGCCGATGGCAGCCAAGGCGATGGCGAAGAAGTAGAACGTCCCCACCACCGTTGCAAGGACTAGCAAGGCTGCCAGTCCTTGCAGCACGATGCGCCCTGACATCAGCCGCCGAAGAGGCTGCTGACAGCAGGCGCAGGCGCTGCGGCTTCAGCCACGGGCTCAGCAGCGGCCACCGGCTCGACTGCCGAGCTGGCTTCCACGACACCGGCAGAACCGCTGCCGATGACCAGGCTCAGGGGAGCGGTGCTTGGGAGCACCAGGCCAGTGGTGATCGGGCCAGTGACGGTGCCGATGGCAGCAGCAGCAGGCTCGTCGCCTTCGATGTCGACTTCAGCCGACAGACCGTTGTTCTTGCGGCCCGAGGTGAACTCGATGGTGATGGTCTTGCCGGCGACGGCGATGCCACGCGAAGCGATGAACTGCTTGAGGGCTTGTTCGATCTCGGCTTGTTTCAGGGTGATGAGCATAGGATGCTTTCTTTGGTTTGGTTTGGAAGGGCAGGGGGAAAGGACAGCTTCAACATTTGCTTGAAGCTGGTGAGGTTCAGGCCGGCATGAATGGCAGCGACTGCATCTGCCATGTGCTCTGCCTTGGACTCAGACACCTTGGTTTCTCCGCCTCGAACGTAGCGGGGCCAGTTGTTGTTGGGGTGCTGGGCCATTGCCCAGGTGATCATCTGCTCTTTGGTGGCGTTCTTGGTCAGTCCAGTAGCCAGCTTGACTTCAGTGGGCGTGAGCTCAAAAAAGGGAATGCTGTTGGCCCTGAGACTGCCAAGAACTCCGGCGACTACCCCGTAGGCTGCAGAAGCACGAGCGCTTTGCGATCCTTGTGGAACTTCCACAAAGACAGCATCAGCGTCTACTACTGAAACCATGGCGTACCGGTAGAGCCACTCTGCTGCAGCCAGATCCAGTGAGTTTTGCCTCACTTGTTTGCCTGTAGGCAAAACAGGTTGAGCAAGCGCCACTGATTCGATCTGCAGCGACTCACCGGTAAACGTGCCATGGGCAACACCCCAGTTCCGAAGACTGGGATCGAAGCCCACGACACGCAAAGGCCGGTCGAGCAGCATCAGTTCACCAGGGCAGTGCCCGTGACAGCTGCAGCGACTTCACCAGGAGCGTCAGCTTCGTCGATGGAAACCATGGCCTCGAAAGGCAGGTTCTCGAGCTCGCTGATGGCCAGGCGGATGCCGGTCTGGAAGGCGACACGGACTTCACCGGTCAAGACGGTCTGGGGACCGTCTTCGACCGAGAACTCGGTGCCTTCAGGCATGTCGACCATGTGGCGCAGCAAGGCGATCTTGCTGGCATGCCAGGCCGTCAGGTGACGGACGAAGGTGTCGATGTCGGTGATCTCCAGGAGTTCTTCCTGGGGTTGGGCGGGCTTGGCTTGATCCATGAGATCTTTCGTGAGGAAGGGAAACCCAGCTCTTTTGAAGAGAGCTGGTCAGGGCATCAGCCGAACAGGCTCTTGCTCTTGGGGGCGCCGGCTGCGGCTGCAGCACCGTTCAGGCGAGGAGCACCCGGCTTGCCAGCGGCTGCGGCACCCTTGGCACGGTTGCGGGTCACGCCCGTGTTCTTCTCGGCCCAGGTGTCGGCAAACGTGGCCGTCTCGGCTTGCGCACGGATCTCGGCGGTCGTCATGCGGTCCTTGGCACGGAACAGCTTGTCGATGACGTTCTCGTCACGGGTCTCGCCCGTGGCCTCGTAGGCGCCGGTCGCCTCGTTCTTCTTGGTCCTGTCCACCGTCTGCTTGACGATGCCGGCCAGGATCTGCTGGCCCAGCAGGTCCATGATCATGTTGACCTTGGTGGGCACTTCCTGCTTGGCTTCTGCGTTGTAGACGCCGACAACCTTCTCTTCGGTGTCCAGTTCGCTGATCTCCTTGCCCACGGTCAGCAGGGCCAGGCTGTTGGCCACGAGGTATCCCGGCAGGTAGATCTTCTCGCCGTCCTTCTCGTAGTAGTTCTTGGCGCCCTTGGCGGTGCCCGAGGACATCCACAGGGTTTCACGGTACTCCTGGCCGGAGCTGGTCTTGGCGCCCAGCACCAAGCCGAGGGCACCGCTGGCGGCGACGGTGACGTAGGCCAGGGTGATGTTCAGCATGTGCAGGCCGGTGTCCAGGACACGGCTGCCGCCGAGGGTGTCTTTCTCGTTGGCGATGGATTGGTCGGATGCGAGGTTCTTGAGCAAGCTCATGATGATTTCCTTGGAGAGGGGATTTGGGTGAAGGGAGGTAACTGTATTTCATATTCCCTGCTTGGAGAGTATCTCTAGCAGGGTTTATGAATCTCAGTCGTAGTACTGGTTCAGCCTGTCGATGACATGCTGCATGTTGTTGTCGATGTAGATCTCGTTGGCAGCCCAAAGGCCGAGAGGCCCGCGCATGCGCTCGTTGACCGTTTCCTTGGTCAGCCGAGTTTGGAACACGTACTTGAAACCCAGCGCTTCTTCTTCGGGTGTGATCACCAGAAGGGGATTCTTCATCTCCTTCAGGGCTTTGAGCGGCACCTTGCGGGCGCTCAACACCGTCGAGAAGTAACTCTCGATGCCGTTGCTCTTGAGCGAGCCCTTCACGGGAACAGAGGTCTCCATGACCATCTCGTTCTCGTTCAGCTTGTCGGCCACGTGAGCCAGGAAGATCACGTTCTTGGTGCTCTTGGCCACGTGCTGCTGCATCAGCACCTTGAAGTACTGGGCGAACTGGCCCCAGGCTTGCATGGTGTTGGCCGAGTTGAGCACGTACATCGACTCGTACATCTCCAGCAGGTACGTCAGCGTGTCGATGACGATGGTGTGGATCTCGGGCATCGTCTCCGCGACCTCGAAGGCCTCGTAGATCTGCATGGGATCCGTGACGGTGAGCTCTTTGAACTTGGAGCGAAATGGCAGCTTCTTGCCGGCTTCGCAGTTCAAATACATCACACCTTCGGGCTTCTGCAGTCCCATGAGGGACGCAGACTTGCCCACTGCCGACTTGCCGCCGATCAGGACGAGCTTGTCGTTGACTGTGGTTTGACTCATTGATGGTCTCGATGAAGTTGTAGTGACCAAAGAAAAAGCCACCCGAAGGTGGCTTTGCACGTGATCACCAAGTGCCCGGAGGGCACCTGTTTGATGTAGCTACTGAAACCAGAACACTACTCTGCGCTCATCCGCAGGAGTGGCTTTCTTCAGTGTGGCAGTCAGGGTGTAGATAAGGTCAGCGAGTCTCAGCTTCAGCACCTGGGCTTCTGGCCTGTGGTCTGTGCCGAGCTCGATGTACTTTTCCATCAGCTCTTGGACGGTGAGATAGTTGTCACCGAATCCCTCGGTGTTCCAGGTTTCTCTCAGAGCTTGCAGCTCTGGTGATGCGTCTTCTGGAAACCCCTTTGCCCAGCATGACCAGGGCAGAGAATCCCATACCCCATCGGTCAGCATGCTGTAGAGCAGCCGATCTTTGGGGCAAGGGATTTCTTCCATGGTTCGCAGCAAGCAACCCTTCTGGATCAGAGATTCTCTTTCCCGAAAGGTTGCAGCTGCCTCTGCTTGCCAGGCACCGGTTGGTGCCTTGGTTTCAACAAACAGATGGAGGTGGGTAGGAGTCAGGGCCATCATGTCCAATCCCGAGGGTTTGGTTGCAATGGCCGGACTATCGTTTTCTCTACCGTTTTGGGATACCCCTATGTTCTAGGGGTTAGCCCTTACTGCCTACTCCATCACGGAGTAGTCGAGCTTGCTCCAGCGCTCCCGCGCTTGATCAGCTCTCGGCCTGCTGTCGTCATGACCGTGGACAGAAGCTCAGCTTCGCTCAGCTTGTCTGCGATCTTGTCGTTCAGGGCAAAGACCTTGACTCGGATGTCATCGAAGCCAAAGCCAGCGTCCACCAGGATCCGAACGTAGCGGTGCAGCATGTTGTTGCGGTTGCCGTCACCGATGTTGTTCATGACCCAGCGCTCGAGCGCATCGAGGTTCTGCTGGCTGTCGAGCAGTGCCTTGCGCTCTTCGTTCTTGCTGGTCTTCGGAATGAAGGGCAGAACGTCCAGCACTTGGCCGTCTTGGTACTCGAAGTGCCCATCGTGGCTGAGCCACTTGCGAGCACGCTGGAACGTAGCCGTGTCCACATCGAAGGGCATCCAGTCCTTGATGTTGTTCATCAGCTCTCGGTAGTCCTTGGCGTCCAGCTTCAACTCGTAGTTGATGGGCAGGACGATGCGGAAGCGGTGCTCGGTGTCGGTGTGCCGCTTGGTCGTGTAGAGCAGGAACTTGTAGTCCTTGAGCAACAGCTTGGCGGTGCTGATGTTCACTCCACCGTCCACGTCGATCACCACGAGGTTGAAGCCGGGGATGGCGTTGTCCTCGTTGCGGTAGCCGTTGGTCAGGTGGTGCGTAGTCCAGTGCAGGCCTTGCTTCTGGGTCAGGATGTGCAGCTTGTCGAACGGAGCCAGCTCAGGCTTGTAGCCTTCGACGATGTCCGTGCTCCAAGCCACCACCATCTCGTCCAGGTTGGTGGGCTTGAGGGCCTCACCGCGCATGAACTCGATGCCGTCGCTGAACGACTTCTTGATGACGATGTTGTTCTTGTAGCCCCAGGCTGTAGCCAGGGTCATCATCTCAGCACGCTGTGCCGACGAGCCTTTGTAGAACGGGAGATCTTCGACCATGTCGGCTTGCGTCACTTCGCGGCCGATGTCTGCGATGTACTTGGCCAGCTTGACGTAGGGGCGGTCCCGCGTCAGCAACTGGTTGAAGGCTGCACCCGATTCTTCGGCCAACTTGATGGCGTAGTACAGATGCTGCTCGGTGACTTCAGGGCTGCCGTCGATGAAAGCGTAGGCACCTGCGAGCTTCAGGCTCTTGAAGTGACGGTGAGCCACTTCCTTCTTCTTGAGCTCGTCATGCACCGGCAGCTCACTGGCTCGCTTGCTGCACAGCAGTTCGTACTCGTTCAGCAGCAGAGAGGTGTCTTTGCTGATGGCCAGTTGCTTGTTGGCGTTGAGCACATCAGCCAGGCTCTCCAAATGGTCCGCGTAGTCTTGCAGGAACTGGTGAGAGTCCTGCTTGGTACGCATCTCGTAGAGCTGCTCGGGGGTGAGGTCGGTGCGCTTGTCCGTGCTGCGGTTGTAGGCGAAGAAGCAGCGGCGTGCGTAGCCCGTGTCGAGCAGCGAGTACAGCTGCTCTTCGGTCTTGCTGCCATCCAG